GACGTCGTTGCTGGTAGGTGCCAGAACTAACCCACGGCTGTTAGGTACCAGCCAACACCACCACCATAGCGCTTCAGCGGCTGACCTCGTTTTTCCCGCGCCCCGGCCTGCCAGCATCATCCATACCGTGTAGTCGATCTTAAGCGGCGGAGGTATCTGGTACTTGTGTGCGCTCTTTACCCATTCGGAGTGTGCAATCTTAGCGATACGGTCGTGTAAAGGGTAGGCGTTGAACTCCGCCTTGACCTCTGGGTCTTCTAGTATTTCAACCAGCACGTTTGGTCATCTCCATGTTGCGAATGATCTCGAGGAACTTGTCAGCCGATGCATCCTCAGTCTTGATGGCTGCTCCACCCTCTACGCCTTCCACTGCCATACGGTCACCATACTTGCGAGGCTTCAGCTTGGCGGCTGTCCACTTCCTAGCCTCGATGCGCTGCTTCTGCCACGCTATATAAGTATGGTCAAGAGTAGTCCGCCCCTTGTCATCCGTGTACTCAGGAGGCATTTCGTCAGCAATTGCAAGGATTTCGTCAGCGTTAGTGTCAGCCTGCTCTTCGCGTGCGCGTGTGTACATATCGCAGAAGAGCGGGAACCGAATCAACCAACGATAAATAGTAGCAACGTGAGGTAGGTGAGGGTCAGCGCATATACGTACTAATGGCTCACCGTGAGTAATACGCCAGCATATCTCGTCTGCTATGTCTTCTGTGTACTCTACTGGGCGGTGAGGGGGATTCTTTGGCTTGATGACTTCTTGCGCGAATGTAGACAGTTCTGCGCTCACTGACTCTTGAGTCACTGGCTTCTTAGACTTCTTTGATGGCTTCTTGGCGGTTTCTGGCATAACCCATAATCCCCATATGAGTGGACGAATGAACGTAAGTGTATTCGATTCGCTTTCGGTTCGCCAACTGTAAAGTTATTTTGGGGGGACTGTAAACTTATTCGGGTTGCTGACGCTCACCTAGTCCAAGGCAAAATCATCGCTGCTTTCACTATAGCTATCAGCAAGCACCAACACGACTGAGGACTGAGAAGGGATTGAACCTTCAGCCTTCGGGCTTGAACGGCGACTCTCACGCCGACCATGTTTCAATCCTCATGCGTCTTGGTTGTTGGTGGCCGGTGCGGTATCTGGCCTGCGTGTTAGTGGCACGCCTGCTTGCCCATGCTCCGTTTGCTTTCCTTACCACCAACACGGCTGAAGACTGACACAGACTGGTGCGAACCATTGACTAGTTAGCCGCATACATCGGTCACAGAGACAATCCTCATGCGTGTTAGTGCCGGTTACGATTATCCGGCGCGTATGTCGATGCTACGCTGGCCTACGCCGACTAGGTTGTTGGTACTTACCGCCCTTGGCAAAACATTCCGCGATCCACCATATCTGACTTTCCCAACATGAATGACCACTGCGCTTCCCCGTCTTGCTACCACCAGCCTTCCTAGGTGCCATGGCTTCCCGCTTCTGGGTGAGTCCGCTTTACGTTTTCGCGTCCGACAATGGTCATACATCTTGAAAAAGAACCCCACCGAAGTGGGGTGAAAGGCCGTTCCTTACGGCCTAAGCGAGAGGTACTCACCCACCAGGAAGGAGATCACACAGCTAAGGAGAGTGAAGGTCTGGCGGGCTTTCCCAATACAACGATAACACACTACCGGTTACTTGCAACTGTTATCAAACACTTACTGCGAGAACGTGCAGTAATACTTTAACAACATACAATACTTACAACCACATGAAAATACCTATTGACCGGAACTAGATATAGGAATATTATAGCACTACATCTAGGGAGGGTGTATATGAAACTTACAAATAAATTCAACTTGCCGGACACGTTTGTTAACGTGATTAAACGGCCTCAGTACAGTAAAGGTAGCAGTGAAATCAGCGTTACTGAAATCCTGTCACCACCGCAGTTAGTTCTACTCCGCCGCCAACACCAAGAAGATATCGAGCAGGATGCTGCTGATATGGTCTGGTCGCTGTTTGGAAGCGCAGTCCACAACATTCTCGAGCATGGCAAAGACGATCATCACATTGTAGAGGAACGTCTGTTCACCACGTTCGAGGGTTGGTCTATAAGCGGTGCCATAGATTTGCAGGAAATGGTAGATGGCAAGGTACTTATTGCCGACTACAAGGTGACGTCAGCTTGGACTGTGCAGCAAGAGAAGCAGGAATGGATAAACCAGTTGAACCTATATGCGTGGCTAGTCGAGCGTGTGAAGGGTGAGCAGGTAGCAGGATTAAAGATCATCGGCATCGTGCGGGATTGGTCTCGCAGGGAAGCAGCTCTGAAAGAAACCTACCCACAGGCTCCGATAGTTACGCTAGACATACCGCTTTGGGCGCACAGTGACATAGAAAGGTTTGTTAAAGACAGACTTACTCTGCACAACGAGGCCAACTTTGCAGCGGTATCAGGTGACATGCCTGAGTGTACGAGCGAAGAGATGTGGGAGAAGAAGACCACCTATGCTGTTATGAAAGAAGGTGGCAAGCGGGCGAAGAAAGTCTTCGAGATCAAAGAAGACGCAGCAGCATTTGCGGGGCAACAGAAAGAAGCACACTACGTAGAAACTGATGATACAATACATTGGACACAGCAGGAACTAACTGGTATAAGGAGAGTGAGATGGGTAAAGAAGGAGAGTGGTTGAAAGATCATCTGCGCGAGTTTGCTGACAGGTTGGAACAGTCAGTTATGGAGCGTGAAAGAGAGAGGGCAGCCATTATTTGCCATTACTATCGTGATTGGCAGGACAATCCTGCTGAGAAAATAGCTGAAGCGATACTTGATAGGGGGTAATCATGTATTACGTCAAACGATTCTTGGATTACATCTTTGACTTAATTGGCTATAAGCGGGAGATGCCGCAGCCAGAGCAGCCAAGTCAGCCAGTAGTGGTCAAGCAGCGCAAGAAGAGAACACCGTTCTATACCTATGGTGATGGGGAGAAGAGCAGCTTCCCATCTACCCTGTCGGATTTGTTGGACAGCCTTAAAAAAATGTTTGAAGTTATTCAACTGCCGACAGCCATGTCATGGATACCGGCTGATGAGCGCGTGGCATTTATCAGGCTAGGTATATACGTCCCTCATCCATGGGAAATGAGATGGGTAAAGTATGGCAATCCAGTATGCGTGGAGAACACAAAAATATTGCCAGCCATGATGGCAGTAGCTTTTCCGCATGAAGATACAGAGAAAAATTTATGTCCGCACATTCTCTTTTGCTTTAAATTAAACAAGCTTCCTTTCGGTGTGCAGCCGTTGAAAGGTTATCCCTATCGAGTTGGCGCGGTGTACAACTTGGACGGCAGATTAATCTGGATGACCATGCACATAGTTATTGACCCTGAGACTGGGGAAATAACCGCTTGCAAGGAAGCCAAACAATCCATTGTTGATGTTGGAGATAAGCACAGAACCAGATACAACAAAAAGTGGAATGGTGATCCGTCAATCATAGACGGTCATGATCCTGAGAAATACACCAAGGATGAATACCTACATACCTACAAGGTTACGTTTAAAAGTGTGTTTGACTGGTGGGTTGGGCGGCGAGCCGAGAGCTGGAATGTTTCTGTAAAGAAGAACAAGCGCAAGCTAACTTTTAGTATTGGTCGAGCAGAAACAAAACGATACTTTGCCGACAGAGATAAAACCGTAAACAAGAAAAAAATTATTCACTACGTTAAAGAACACCAGCGAGTAGTAAGAAATAAAACGATCACGATTAAAGAACATTTGCGCGGGCTGGATACGTTCTCATGGAACGGATACGACTGCAAAGTAACAGCACCCAAGTTTTCAGATATTTCATCAGTTGTATTCCAAATTCCTGGCATCGATGTAGAGAGTGTGGATGTTGGTAAAGGCGAGTTTGTTGGGGCAAAGAAGTTGGCAGAAATTCTATCTGACCATGAGGAGAGGAGATTCAAATGATTCAGTTCAACCGTTACAAACTACCGGACGAGACTCACGATTTCCACGCTGCGTTCGTCAACCTAGTAAACAGTTTGGCTGCTGAGATCAACGGCGATTGCCCGCGCTCCATCGGCCTGTTGATGTCATTGGCGGAAAGGTTTCCACTTAACGACCGCATACCTGCGGTGGCAGCCAGGATGTACTTCTGGGGCAAGGTAAGTTGGTCAGTCATTGAAAGGATGATGCCAGCCAAGCTGCCTACAAACTTCTTCTACAAGCAGGAGCTGGTTGGGTGTCTAGGATTTGAGCAAGCCGCCCGCAAGTGGAAGATTACAGAGGATCAATGGGTTTTATATCAAGGTTTAGAAGATTGGTTAATGAATGTGCGAATATCGGGTGACCTTGTTAGTTATCAGCCACGGAACAGCGGATTTTTTTCTGTGATTGAAAACATCATAGCCGCTTGCATTATTGCGGAGATGAGGGGGAAACAATTAGCTATTGATTTATCTGGCAACTGGTGGTCATACCATGAACCGTTTGAAGATATCTTTGGTGACCTATTTACTTACACCAAGGATGGAACTTTGCCGCAAATATCATTTGATGGTATGCGTCATGTATGGATGAATGCTGATGATGTAACTGCCGCAAAATTGTCTAGCAAAAAACTATCCCTCTATAGCGATATATTGCAGAAAATATCTCGTTACGTTACACCAATCAGCGGGTCATATGCTTCTGGTGTGATGTTCGTGCGTGGCGGTGACAAGCTACAGACTGAGACCATCCTACCGCCCATGGGATTCCTTCTCAAAGATTTGAAATGGATGGGGCGTAGGTGTGATGAGCGGTACGTCATATCGGATGACAAGCACGTAGGCGAGGCGGTATCTGCGCTTGATGCTTTTGTAGTGGACAAGAGTAATAAGGTAGAAGGTGGATATCACCATCACTTTGGACGCAAGATTAGCTGCATGAACATACTCAGCAACTACTTAATGATGGTTTATGCAAAAGAAAATATGTCCTGCCCATCTGCTAATCTGGTGAATGCTGCACAGTGGAGCCGTAACGACAAAGAGAACTACAGTTTTGCCAATCCAGTCTATAGATACTTATTGATATGAGGTGACACATGGAGACATTTGAATTGTTGACGCTACTTGGGGGAATCTTTATGGGAATGGGTGTGTTGTTGTTAATCATTGCAGCGTGTGTTGCATATTTATTGGGAGAATTTTGATGCACATTAGTTTAAAAGATATCGTACTGGATTCTGGTACGCAAAGCCGCGAGAAGATTGATGAAGCAGTAGTGTCGCAGTACGCTGATGACATGCTGAATGGAGATCAGTTCCCGCCGATTACAGTTTACTTTGACGGCGAGAAATATTACCCATCAGATGGTCATCATCGATGCTTGGCTGCAATCAAAGCAAACATTCCAAACATTGACTGCGATGTAAAAGAAGGGACTATCCGCGATGCTATCTTTGCGTCATTCGCAGCCAACCCACATCACGGTAAGCCAAGAACTACAGCAGACAAAAGAAAAATCCTGAAGAACATTTTCATGGATATCGAATGGCAAGACATGAGCGACCGTTCGATTGCCAAACATTGCAGAGTATCTACGCATTTAGTAGCTTCATTGCGTAAAGAATTGGGAGCATCAAAGAAAGAAACAACCTATACCCGCGATGGCAAGACGCAGGTGATGAAAGAAAGAAGCAAGCCCATCAAGACAGAGGAGCCAGAAGAAGAAACCTTTGACGATGATGAAGTAGAAAAAGAAATACAGGAAGCAGCAGTAGCAAACTTGCAAAAGGATTACGAAGAGTTAAAGGATCAACTAGCGATTGCGCAAGCTGCAAGCTCTGATGAGGTAGAGAAAGAAAAAGCTGCGTCTGTGATTAAAGATTTACGCGCACAGATCAGACTGTTAGAGATAGAATTAAAAGAGATGACGATCAGTAGAGATACGTATCAACGCGAGAATGGTGAGCTTAAAAAACAAGTGTCATCACTACTGAAGAAGGTTAAAAAACTAGAAGGTTAATCGCCCAAACCGGCGGGCGTGTGTGCCGGTAGGAGGAATCAATGCTACAGCTAAGAGACTATCAAGAAGAAGCAATCAAGAAGTTAAGAGAAGGATTCGCAGCAGGACACAGATCACAGTTACTTTATCTAGGCACAGGCGGTGGCAAGACAGAGATTGCCATTGCCATGCTTGAAGCAGCCAAGAAGAAGGGCAGCAAGGCAGCGATGATTTTGGATCGTATCGTGTTGTGCGATCAAACGTCACGCAGGCTAGATAAGTATTCAGTCGATCATGGCGTACTACAGTCAGGTCATTGGAGATACAAACCCCATGAGAATATCCAAGTCTGCTCCGCTCAGACGTTGGAGAAGCGCGGGGATTTTCCTGGCCTCGATTTGTTGGTGGTGGATGAATGCCACGCACAGCGCAAGCAAACCATCCAGTTCATCAAAGACAATCCGCACATCAAGGTGGTTGGTCTGTCTGCTAGTCCATTCACAAAAGGACTGGGTAATACTTATTCCAATGTTGTGTCACCTGTCACCACTAAAGAGTTAGTAGATCGTGGATCGCTTGTCCCCTTGCGTGTATTCATTGCCAAAGAAGTGAACATGGAAGGCGCGAGGAAAGTAGCTGGTGAGTGGAGCCAAGCCGAAGCAAGTGAGCGCGGCATGAAGATCACAGGCGATGTGGTTACAGAGTGGAGCAAGAAGGTGCGCGAGTTGTTTGATGGCGTTCCAGTTAAGACGATTGTGTTTGCTGCGGGCGTGGCTCACGGTGCTGATCTGGCTGCTAAGTTTCAGGACATTGGCTACAACTTTATATCACTCAGCTACAAGGATGATGACGAGTACAAGCGCAACGTCATCGAGGACTTTGCCAAGCCTGATAGCAAGATCATTGGGCTTATCGCGTGTGACATTCTCACCAAAGGATTTGACAACGAGTACGTGCAGATAGGTATCTCTGCGCGTCCATTCTCCAAGTCATTCTCATCCCATGTGCAACAGATGGGTAGGGTGCTTCGCGCCAATCAACATAATCCAGAGGCTAAACCGTTTGCTGTTTGGTTGGATCACAGCGGTAACTACCTGCGCTTCCGTAAAGATTGGGAGGAGCTGTATGAGAACGGCGTAACTGATTTGGACGATGGTAAAGAGAAGCCAAAGAAAGAACTGACAGAGAGGCAGAAGAAAGAAAGCAAGTGCCATGTGTGCTATGCGTTATGGCCTAGAGGCAGCGACACTTGTTACAACTGCGGTGCTGTACGTGAGCGCAAGAATCTGGTGAACGAAGTCAACGGTGTGTTGGAGGAATTGAAGGGAGCTGCTGCGAAAGAAAGCAAGCAGGAGTTCTGGAACCAGATGATGTGGTACATCAGGGTACAAGGATGGAGTCGAGGGCGAGCGGCGAATACGTATCGTGATAAGTTTGGTGTGTGGCCTAGAGGAATGAGTGACGATAGACCTGCCATGCCAAGCGATGACACGCGCAAATTCATAGACAAAAAACTTAAACAATTCATACGCTCAGTTAGGTTGAAATAATGGACTTCATTCAATTCGCTAGATCACATGGCATCATCATCAACGATCACCCGCCGATGGGTGTATGGAAGCGGTATCCAACTGAGGATCATCCGCGCTCACGCAACGGTGCGGTTAAATACATGGGTACGCATGGGTTTGTACAGAATCATGCAACGGCAACTGTTGTGTCCATATGGAAGCCGGACTCACCTGTAACATCTGAACTGAAATCAGCTTGTCTGGCAACCATACAGAAAGCGGAGGATCATCGCCGCAAGCAGCAGCAGGTAGCAATCCAGCGCGCCATCGCCATGTTGAATGGCAGTGGGTTTTCTACTCACCCATACCTTACCGCTAAAGGTTTCCCCGATGAGCAAGGCAACGTGATCTGGCACGAAGGGAAGCCAGTGCTGCTTATACCCATGCGAGTGGGTGGCAGTCTGGTCGGTGTGCAGCAAATCGATGTTGATGGCGGGAAGAAATTCTTGTACGGACAGCGCACGAACGGAGCCACATTCACCTTTAACAATAAAGGCGTGAACGTAGTATGCGAAGGATACGCGACAGCATTGTCGGTTCGCATGGCAATGAAGCAAATGAAGCAGCGTTATACCTTGCATGTATGCTTTTCCGCAGGGAACATGGCGAAGGTAGCGGCTGGGTTAGAGCGCGGCATAGTGATTGCTGATAATGATGCTAGTGGTACAGGTCAGGATGTAGCGCGGCAGATTGGCTGGACTACATGGATGAGTGATCGGGTGGGTGAGGATGCCAATGATTACCATCAGCGGGTGGGTATGTTTGAGTTTACCCAAAGCCTCACCCATACACTCAATGCTCTACGTCAGAGCGGTGGGCTTGAAGTGAGAGCGCGCCCTCAGTAAATGGCTGGATAGCGGAGAGCGATTGCATGATCTCTATTCCTAGACTCAGGCATCGCTCACCCTTACCACTCCAATCGGACACAACGCGAATGTTCCCATCCTCATCTTCAAGAATGTGGACAGAAAACATGGCTGTTTGGTTGCTCATTAAATAGATTTCCAATAATCAATCCATGCGTTGATAGTATCCCAATTGATGCCGATGGTTGCATCATGCCCATCTTTTATCAACTGTAAAACCTGCCGCGCCTCATCATCAGTTAATGTTGGATCCTCTGATTGAACATCCTCATAACTCCAAGTGATTGAAATTTCATCTGGCAATTGTGTCATTGCGTGATCTCCTATTTAAAACCAAGTATTGATTCAAGCGCGTGACAATATATCTGCGCGTCATCAAGTGAATAAAAATCCGCTACACATTCAACACCGCCAGAAAACAAATGCAGGTAAACGGAATAGAAAACAATCGGCTCAACAAACCTGCTTAAATCTACTTCATCCATGTTTATGGTTGACATCATTTCGCAAGCGCGAGTGCCATCCGGCAGCGTTGATTCCACAACTATGGATAGTTCTGCGCCATCGTATTGCTGGAAATCACTTATTCTTTCTATGCAATTCATTGTGTAATCTCCTATACAAAACGAACGGAATGAAAAGCTGACAAAACCCCAACTTCAAATTCGCGCTCGAATAAAACATCACCATCAGCATTGAATACAGTGACTAAAACATCAGTTTCACTCACCTCTTCAACCATTACATAACCACCCATATCGTCAAAGTTAACCACTGCTTTGTCGTTATCCAATATTTCTACGCTTAATTTCATCTTGTGATCTCCTATTTGTAAACAACATTCCAACCCATAGCCTTGATAACTTTTTCTACATCAGGCTCAGGGAATCCAGCCAGCGTGATATGCGCTGTATTGTTTGAATGATCTACGCGCACGATTGCACCACTGCGCGGGATCGCCCATGTACCGCCATCCTTGATCATGCTGAACATTCTTTGTGTCCAGATAACCGAATTATTTAATCCATCCTTAGTGCTGATATCGTAATTCATAACACTCCCCTATAAGTATTAGGATTGTAGAATCCTATCTGTTGCATGATAAAACTCACCTATAAAATAATCAACCAAAATTTCCAGCCCGATTTGCTCTGGACTCACCTATAACATTTTTTTAATATCCATATCCCATCCATGTCAATATGACAACACACATTGTCAAATTGAAATCAAAATGGCTGAAATGGTGCGGAAAATATAGACGCAAAAAAACCCAGCACCGATTAGATGCTGGGTTGAATGCTAGTCAGCAGTGCGAATACATGTCATCCGCTAATCGGTAGATATGCGATTCAACATCTGCATCAGGCATCGCGTCAATGTCATCCAGTATTTCATCGATGGTTTTTGTGTGTACCTGATATGGGTTTAAATGGCGCGCCATTAGCACTGGATCATCGGGATGGACATATTGCGAAACCAGATCAACCAATGGCTTGTGATGACCATACCGCGAATCTAATAACGCATTATAGAATTCGGTGCAATCCAGATCGCCATAATACGATCCAAACCCATCAAACGATTCGCGAATGGCTGGATCGCGCACTACTGGCAGATCATCCCAGCTAATCCCAGCGCATGCTTTCGCCAGCCGGTTGAAATAAACAATGTTCAATGATTCGTTTTGAGTATGCTCTTTATCGTATCCAATCGAGATATTGGTACATTCCGGAATGATATCTACGAATTCGGCGGTATCTGTATAGACACCAGTGTCATCATTCAAATGCATTAGATCAAAATCGATTTCGCCAATGGCATCGCATAATGACGATCCAAAAACGTCACTACAGCATCGCCCCCAACCTTGATGGGTAATGATTGAATCGATGCCTCGCCGATCGAATGCAATGGCGCGATCAAATTGTGCCAATAATTCGGCGTGATGATCTGTCAAATGCTTTGCACCGATACCGCCTTTTTCTTCGCCTTGCGTAAAAATATAATAGGCTGGGATGCCAGCATGTATTAAGTGCATTAACATTGCCACACCAGCACCATCATCCGCACCAAGCACATCGCCATCGGCGTACCAGTGCGATCGAGTTTTTCTGATTCGGTTTTTGCCAGTGGTTTTGTGAACGGTATCAACGTGTGCGACAAATAGTGTCGTTTGATTGATATCGGTGCGTGAATCTACATGCAAATTGCCAATTTCATCCAGCATCGCGCCATCGATCAAATGCGCTGGCAGGTTATCCCATAACCATAGCGTGAAATCTCGAGTTTGCTGGGTATCGTGTGGTCTTTTCGTTGATAGTGCTTTATCCAGCACCAAGTGTAGTATTGATTTTTTCATGCTGCCGCCTCGCTTGATTGATCATCGATTAATACATATTCGCCATCATCATCCACAAAACAATCGTCAACATGCTCATGATTGCCGGATGATTCGCAATAAACAGCATAAGAGCAATCACTGGAAACCCATTCTTGGCGATTGTCTAAAAATACACAATCATCCTCTTTGCAATGTTCCTCGATATCAGTGGCATAAACGATATTATTGTCAGAAAAAAATCTGTCAACGTACCAATCGCCATCGATTTCGGTGCAATTATTCACATGTGTGCAATATTGATTGCCATCCGCACCATAGGCACTAACAAATGAATCGTCATAGCACGAATCACAAACCAGATAATCATCGTATCTGCCAGTCCAGTGATGTTCATCGTGTCTCATGTTGATTGAATCGTGACAACATTCGCACGAATTCGAATCATCATCCTCGATCGATCCATCGGTTTGGGTACATTCAAATTCGCCATTATCGGAAATCAAAAAATATCCATTGCGCGATTCAACCCGCTGGGTATCGCCATCCAGATATGGTGCTGTCCAGCCACCATCGGGATGGTCGATTTTTGCCAATCGCAAACTATCCCAGCCATTCGCATGCTCATAACCGATCGATTTCAAATATGAATTCAATGAAATATCGTTTTGCGAATGTCCGCGATCGTTATTTACCGCACCAAACGATCTGACGAATGTCATATTCGTTTTATTTACAAGTGCGCGAGCCATTACTTGATCGTTTTCCAGCCTGACAGCCAATCCCCAACCGAATTCTGGTGCATAGCACTGGTATGGATGCCATTCGCCAGCAGTCCAGCGATCCCAGCGCATGCACGTTTTCGGCGATTGCGCGAGTAAATCCAGCATTTCATCCATCTGCCAGCTAATCTTAAAAGAATGATTGCCGAATTTCGCGCATATATCGCGGATGGTGTGGGATTGCAGTGATGGGAAATTTAAAGCCAGATATTTGCTAATGCTGGTAACAGTTTGGCGATTGGCTTGACCATGTTCGATTGATCGTGTGTACGCCAGTCTCGCTGGATCGCTTACGGATACGTGCGCCCATTCCAGAACTAATCGATGCCAATCCGCTGGCGATGCCAACAGCACTGCTTCGCGTACCGCTGGGTGCATGTCATACTTATCTTGCTCACGAATATGCCACGAATGCTCGAACGATGGGCGATGCCACAAGATTGCAGCCAGTGTGTCCATCCAATCCAGTCGGGTTTTTCCACATGATGATGACATGATCAAACCCTTTCAAAAACGATGTCGATGATCGAATTCACTGACAGCCAGCCAGTGAACATGGAAAAAATGGCGATTGCGAAACCCAGTTTGGCAGATACATGATTCAGACCAATCATTGCCAGCGATGCGCCCATTAATGCGAAACAAAAACCAGCAATGATCGCCAGCATTACAGAAACGACAAAATTTGTTTTATTCATTTTGATTGCCTCAAATGGTTTCAGGTTGAATGACGATCGAATAACCCAGTGCTTTAATGGTTTCGATTGTGTGTGATGGCAGTGTTTTAAACCCAGCCAAACGCGCCAGCAGTAGTGCGGTATCGCATACTGGATAGATGGTTTTATTGCCATAGTTGCTGGCAATACGTACAGTTATTTCCATTGTGATCCCCTATGATCGATTATCGGAATTGATAATCCGCCAGCACACTCATCGAATGCACTGGCAGGTATCAATCAGTCCATTCTGGAATCCACGTAGGCATTAATCCCAGCATCGGTTAGTACACCAGCGAAAGCAGTGGCATAAGCCTCTTTTTTCTGTAGTGATTGGTTATAGTCATTAATGGATAGCGACACACCGCCATAGTAGGATTTGTAAGCACCATGATTGTCTTTTAGGTATTTCGCAAAAGCACTGTTAGCAGGTTTAACGATGACATTCGCAAAACCACACACACCATCGTCAACGATATATTCTTGGACAGCATCGCCAGTGAATGACACTGGATCATTGCACCAGCGCACGATCATCGGGCGCACGATCGTTGATTCAACAGCAGCGACACCAGCAGCATGCGCGGATTGATATAGATCGGATGGATTGATTTTCATAGCAGTTTTCCCTATCAGTAAGTAAAGCCAGTGAATAAAGTAGTTCCCTTTTTAACAGTGATGAAACGATTGATATCGTCACAATCTGTCAATGTATAGCGTTTGCTGGTTGAATCGTACCCATCGCGAATATAGGTTTTTTGGGTTGATTCT